GGTTTGTTGATCAATCTAAGTTTTTTCCAATCGAAATGATTGCATACGATCCTGCAAAAGCCTTCGGTTTAGTAGAAACGCTGTCTAACCACGGTTTCAAAATGGAAATTGTAAGGCAAGGTTTTATTACGCTCGGACCAACTGTTGATGATGCAAAGGAAAGATTCTTGGATGGAAATGTAATTTTTAACAAGAATCCTTTATTCCGATGGTATGTGAACAACGTCAAATTGGTTGAGGACAGAAACCGAAATAAATTACCGACAAAACAAGGTCGCTATCGTAAAATTGACGGATTTGCGGCCTTTTTAGATGCCCACACCATTGCCATGAAGCGATTAACAACGCCTGCTGGCACTGGAAATATCGAATTTATCTCAATGAAATCTTTAAGACGTCCCTAAGTCAATAACCGATGAAAAATAAAATCAGTGATGGGGCAAAGAAAAAACTAGAGGGTTTGATGGAAATAAACACATAATACCCTCCTGAAAAATAGGTACTTCTGGAGGTAGAAGGAGCATCTTTTGATTTTGCCGCCGTTTGCAGAATAAATGAAAAAATGACTTGTTGCACTACTGGAAACGAGAGACGAAACGGCGTTGCCAAGGTGTCTCAACGGCTCGTGGAGCATAGTGACGCCGAATATAGGAGATCGCTTGGTGGTTAGGTACCCCATCAATCACGGCGAGGCAAGCCAGTGCAGTACCAGTGCGTCCGTTTCCTCCGCCACAGGCGATTTCGACACGTTCGAATTCAGCGCGTGCCCATGCTTCGCGAAGCGCGTCAGAGGTTGTAGCATAGTTGAATGGCAACCAGAAGTCGGGCCAACGGATCCAGCGGTTTTCCCAGGCTACGAGCGGTGGCCGGTGTCCCAGCAGGTAGAGTGCGAAGGTGGGCTGCAGTCCCGGTGGGAGTGGGCGTCTTAGTGCCCGGCCGCGGATGAGTCGTCCCGAGGGAAGTTGCAACACACCCGAAGACGTGGGTTCCCATGTATTGGTCATGGTATCAGTCTCCTGCAAAAAATAAATTTATAAAATCCTTCTCCCTTGATCGAATAGTTCATGAACATCCTCTCCATTTATCTATTGGGTTCATCTACCATTGCGATGGCCTCGTAGATTCGGTGTATGACAACACTACGTCCTGATGATCGTCTAGTAGACAGATAGAACATTTTGGGGGATTAGTCTTAAATCGGCAATGACCGGAAATCTCGCAAGGAGCTGATGAATCTCCCCAAAATGTACCCAATTCTTATGTTAGAACAGGCATAATGCCTTGTCTATAAATAATATTAAGCTGCGAGGAGGTGACCTGATTTGTGGAATTATGGAAACGAATGAAAGCGAGTTTTTACGCGGCCGTTGCATCTTGGGTAGGAAGCACCTATGATTTTTCTAGTTGGTTTGGCCGTAAATTTTGGGGAGTGGATAACAGTTCGCTCTCAACAAATGAACTTATATTCACAGCGATCACTAAAAAAAGCAATGTTTTAGCCTCATTACCCCTAAAATTGTACGAAAATTACGATGTTGTGAATAGTGATGTAGCTGATTTGCTGCTCAATTCACCAAATAAAAACATGTCAGGTTTTGACTTTATCCGAATCCTTGAGGTGTGTCGAAATTCTACCGGTAATGGTTACGCACTCATCATGCCGAATATCCGGGGACTTCCCGATCAACTGGTTCCACTGGATCCGGATTATGTGGAGGAAGTGTTTGATACAGAAAGCAATGAGCTATGGTATAAGGTTCAAGGGCAAAAAGAAGCTTATTATTTTCATAATTTGTCTATCATCCACGTGAAGCACGTCCATGGAGCGAATACCTGGCGCGGAATTAGCCCAATTAAGGTTCTGGAAAATACATTGAAATTTGATAAAGCGGTCAAAGAATTCTCCATTTCCGAGATGGAGCAAGCACCAAATTCATTTATTTTGAAATACGGTGCAAATGTAGACAAGGAGAAAAGACAAGATGTTGTTGAGAATTTTAGAAGCTTCTATGCTGAAAACGGCGGGGTTCTTTTCTCTGAACCAGGTGTCGAAATCGAAAAATTAGAAAGAAAATTTGTATCGGCTGATATTGCTGCTTCAGAAACGATCTCAGCGAAACGAATTGCCAATGTGATCGGTGTTCCTGTTCACTGGCTTGGGGCAGCAGATGGACAGTCCTATTCAAGCCTAGAACACCTTATGAGGGAGTATGTTGTCGTTACTTTAACTCCTGACGTTACGCAATATGAACAGGAATTCAACCGAAAACTTCTTCTTTCCGATGCCAGGAAAGAAGGCCAATACTGGAAATTCAATTTAAAAAGTTTGCTGCGTGGCGATACAGCAGCACAAACGAATTTTTATAACAGCGGGATCCGTAACGGCTACTTAAGCCAGGATGACGTAAGGCGATATGAGGATCTGCCTCCAGCAGGAGGAGCTGCAGCTAATCTATGGGTGAGTGGAGACCTTTACCCGATTAACATGGATCCTTCTAAGCGAAAAGGAGGTGATTCAACTGGGAAGTCAGCAGAAAAAACAGAATAAATTTTGGGAAATGAAGATGTCGGCTGAGGGTTCAAATTCAGCGGACATTTTTATTTATGGTGATATTGTTAGTTATCAATGGAATGAAACCGATGTATCGGCTTCATCTTTTAAGCAAGATCTTGATAGTTTGGGTAAAGTAAGCTCCATCAATATGTACATTAACTCACCTGGCGGGAGCGTGTTTAGGGATTGCCATTCACAATATGCTTAAACGGCATAAAGCAAAAATCAATGTGCATGTAGATGCTCTGGCTGCATCGATTGCAAGTGTCATAGCAATGGCTGGTGACACTATTTTTATGCCTAAAAACTCCATGCTAATGGTTCATAATGCTTGGACATTTGCTTGGGGTAATGCTGCAGAATTACGAAAAACAGCCGATGATTTGGACCGAATAAGCAATTCAAGTAAGCAGTCTTATCTACAAAAATCCAATGGGAAAATCACAGATGAAAAACTCCAAGAATTATTAGATGCTGAAACTTGGCTATCAGCTGATGAAGCGTTGGAGTATGGTCTTTGTGATGTCGTGGAAGAAGCAAATCAAATGGCGGCATCCATTAGTGATCAGATGTTTAAACAATTTAAAAACGTCCCGGATTCTCTGCTAAAACAGCCAAAACAGACAATTTCTGCTTCAGAAATGGCTAAAAGACAGAAAATCGCGGAAGAAGCAAAAGCAAATTCAAAATATCTTGAAACCATATTAGGGGGAATTTATTCATGAAAACTTTGTACGAGCTAAAGCAAAACATGGCGACAATTGGCCAGCAACTTCAAAAAACAGAAGCTGCTCTTGCAGAAAAAGCAGTTGATCCTTCTGCGTCAACTGAGGATATTCAGAACCTTCAAAAGTCAAAAAGGGATTTGAAAATGCGTTTTGACGTGATTAAAGAGCAGCATGATTCTCTTGAAGCTGAGCAAATTGCAAAATTAAGTAATCAAAACTCTATTTCTGAAATCACTGACCCTGCTCAACAAAAAATTAAAGCAAAAGCTGAATTAATCCGTGCAACTATGAGGGAACGAGCAGTATCTCCCGAAGTACGCCAAGCATTAGGAGACGGCAATTCAACAGGTGGCGAGAAATTTTTACCGAAAACGGTATCTACAGATATTATCGTAGAGCCATTTGTGAAAAACCAATTACGTGAAATTTCTACGTTTACGCAGATTACAAACCTTGAAATTCCTAAAATGCTTTTTGCTCTAGATGACGATGGGTACATTGCAGATACTGCTACAGCAAAAGAGCTTAAAACATCTGGTGACGTGGTAACTTTTGGACGTAAAAAATTCAAGGTCTTTGCCGGTCTATCTGAAACAGTCCTTAATGGATCTGATGCAAATCTTGTAACTTATGTAGAACGAGCTCTTCAATCTGGGGTAGCAGCCAAAGAGAAAAAAGTAGCTTTTGCAGCTTCTCCGGTTACAGGTGAGGAGCACATGTCCTTTTACTCCACTGCGAATGGAATTAAAAGAGTTCAAGGAGATGACTTATATAAAGCTATTAAAAATGCTATTGCTGATCTCCATGAAGATTATCGTGAAAATGCGAAAATCGTTATGCGTTACCAAGATTATTCTGACTTGATTGAAACCTTGGCAAACGGTAATGCAACGTTATATAGCGCTCAGCCTGAACAGGTTTTAGGAAAACCCGTTGTATTTTCTGATTCTGCTGTAAAACCAGTTGTTGGTGATTTCATGTACTCCCATTTTAACTATGACTTAAATGTTCTTTACGATCGTGACAAGGATGTGAAAACAGGGGTCGAATTATTTGTCATCACGGCATGGATGGATCACAGAATCAAATTAAAATCTGCCTTCCGTATTGCCGAAATCACTACTCCTGCACCCTAATGCCCCCCAAGGGCTGACAGTCAGCTCCAAAACAACAAATAGTGTTTCCTTATCTTGGAGCGCTGTTGCCTACGATTGGGGCATTGAAGAATATGAGATTTTCCGGAATGGAGTTTCGATAGGTACAACAACATCTACTAATTATACGAACAGCGGTCTTTCTCCTGCCACGGCTTATACCTATCAGGTAAAAGCAATCGGAAAAAATGGCAAAGAATCTGTGTTAAGTTCTGCAGTAACTGGTACAACTGATACTCCGAAGCCAGCTGCTCCAACTGGATTGAAGACTACGGCAGTAACAGACACTACTATATCGCTTGCCTGGGATGCGGTTACGTATTCGTATGGAGGCATTAAAGAGTATGAAGTCTTCCGGGATGGTGTATCCATCGGAAAACGGGTGGGTACAAGCTTTGCAGATAGCGGCTTAACTGCAAGTACCTCTTACGCATATCGTGTAAAAGCCATCGGTAACAATAACATTTCTTCTGATTTGAGTGCTACATTTACGGCTACTACGAACGCGGGTGCTTAAACATGGAAATTACTCTTGACGAAATGAAACATTTCTTACGAGTTGATGGAGATGAGGATAACGACCTCATCTCTGAATTTATTCTTGCAGCAAAAGAGTATTTGTCTGCTTCTGGAGTGGCCGAGACAGAAA